CTTAACTTTAGGCAAATTACCAACATCAATATAGAAAATTCTACGTTCTGGTGCTCTTGATAGTCTGTAAATAACCAAACTATCCTCAATCATACGTAATTGATTGAGTGATTTAATTGCTTTATGAAGATATGAAAGGGTTGATCCCTTATTTCTATCTACTAAACCAGAAGTAACATAAGTGATGGAATCCTTTGTCATCTTGATTCCAGATTGACCACCCATTGCAGCAGGACTGGTAGTGGGATAAGTCATCTTTGGATTAAAGATGAAAAATTCCTCCATTTCAGGCATCTCATAATCCATTGGATTATCAGAATTCATATTAGACAGACGGTACTTATCTTTGGGATCCTTCTTTTGTTTGCGTACATAACGCATTTTTAATGCATCAATATACCGCAATTCCTGTATTCCTTCCTGCGGTTTTTTAATATCGATTACTTTATTATAGTATAATCTCCCATCAATATACCAATTCCTATAGATTTCGTGTGCTTTACGATCAAAATCTAAGAGTTCAAGTGTATATTTAAATGCTTCTCTTATCTTATCTTTAATACCATCACTGGCATTTAAATTATCAAGATCTATCTTGACCGGACTATCGTTGCTATCAGCAACAATTGCCTCATTTACTATATCTTCAATGGCACTATCGCACTCTGGGTGAAGTGCCATTTCACGATATCTTTTTATAAGATCAAATTCTGTTTTATAAACGCCCTCAATATCAACATATGAACCAAAAAATCCACTACTTAAATAGTGGTCATTGCCATCATCACTGCTAGGAGGAACAGGTGAGACAACATTTGGAGATTGCGGTTCAGTATCCTCAATCGAGAATCCAAAAAGGCGAGCCATAATTTATTATACTAGTTCTTTATGTTAGTATTTAGCTCGCTAAAATTAGGCGGAATCTTTAGTATATGCCCCTGGTTCCCAGTATTGAACTTGGAAATCTACAGTAAACTCTTCAATTGCATCTGCATTCTCGTAAGAAAGATCAATTGCAGAGACTGTAGTTGGGAATATATCAAAGAAAGTATAAGTCTTAAGTGGTGTAACAGAAACTCCACTAACTGATTGTGAAGCAGTTTGTGAGTTAGATCCGCTATCAGCACCTCTTCCTAGCTGATGAACTAACGCATAAGTCATATATGAAGTGGGATCAACAGCACCTGTAGCGTTACTGTTCTTACTAATACCCTGCATCCAGGTTTCAAAAGCATTACGGATGATGAAATTCTCATCATTAATAACTGTAATTTGCCAGTTATCAAAGGTTCTATCTCCCGCAACTTTTAAAATACGACCTCTAAAGGGTATTTCAACTGGAGTGATATTAGAAGCAGGCAATGTTGCTGCTTTACATAAAAACTTAAAGGTGTCTGCTTCTTGATTATCGCCGGTTCTCCAAGTGTTAGTACCTGCCGCAATAGGGAATGAGGGAATTTCTACCTCAAACAGATTGGGCCTTGCACCGCCACCTGTAAGCTTCGACTTAAAAGCACTGATTGTTCTGAGTGTGGACATTTAATGTTTCCTCCTATGGAATTAATAAGACATTATAATTTAAACTTTACCAGTCACTTCTTCAAAGGCAACACCTGTTCTGGTAGCAACAAATGTTAGTGTAATGTAGTTAATTGATTTAGTTGGCTTCAGGAATATATCAGCCCTGAATTCATTGTTATCAATTACATCAGGAGTATTGTTGGATTCATCACAGATTACCTGGAAGTCATAAACACCTCTCTTTGCCTGAATATCGCGTAGATAAGGTTCAACAATGTTAACGAAGTTTGCTCTCGTAGTCTGATCGTTAAGTTCAAACAATTGTGCTTGAGCAGATCTTTCAAGTGCTTGCTCCACAGTAAGGAACAACCTGCGAACGTTAATCCTATCAAACGCAGATGGATAAGCAAGACCCGTCTTATCACCGAAGAGCATTATACCAGTTCCTTGCTGATTAATGATTGGATTAATTCTTTCAGGATAGAGAAGATCTCTTTGTGATTTAGATGGGTTGTATGCAAGTTTAATTGCATTATTCAACAATCCTCTTTGTTGTCCCGCAGGTGAGAACCATGGGAAGGAGTTGATAGCAGTTCTTGTCATCAGTCCTGCTATGTCACCATTACATGGAATGTAACGGAATTTGTTATTAAATCTATCATAGGTGTACTTATAACCACTATCAAAGATTGCATAAGATGAAGATGTAAGTGGTGCAAAGAACTCAAGAATGTTATTTGTTTGAGTTGTTGTATTAGTTAGATTAACAACACCTAATCTATAAGGTGAAATAACCGCAACACAATCTTTTCTATTAGAAGCAATAGAGATTAATTTGTTTGCTTTTGCTTGTGATTCAGCAAATCCACCCAAAGAAGGACCACCAAGTATATAATCTACTTCAACCTCATCACTATTTGAGAAGAGGTCATAAGCAGTAATTAAATCTCCCAACTCTGCTTTCATCCCGGTAGGATTGTAATCAGCAGCAGTTGTATATCCTACACCACCGTTAAGGGTATAAGTTGTATTACCAACAACCGTAAAGGTAACCCCTTGAGCATCTTGACCCCACAAACCAGCAGTCGTAGAAAGTGGATTAAAGGATGCGGCCCGAACACCACTGTAAGTCTGGAATCCAGTTACAGTTGGAGTTGTTGACCATGTAGCATCACTTGCTTGTGAAATGTTATAACCAGCATAAAGATACTCTGAATTTAGTGCTAGATAATCTTTATACCATATTCTTTGTGGAGAATTAACTGCAGAAATAGCATCTATGGCTTTAGAGAGGCCTACATGCTTCTCAAGGATATTTCCTTGAATACCAGTTACATTACCAGTATCATCAACAATAGCAATGTTTAATGCATCATTATAAGAGTTTCTAACACTTGCATAAGAGCTAGTTACTGGTCTACGAGCAATAGACTTCCAATAAACAGTGGAATTAGTTAATCCCAAAGTTTGTTGATCGTACCAGTCAACTGCGGTAGAACATGCAAATCCTACACCACCATCTGCTCTATACAAAGCAGTAGTAACACCTGTACTTGGACTAAAGGAAAGTTTATCATCTACCTCAAATGAATTGAGTGAGTTTCCTATACCATAAGAAATCCTAGTTTCTGTTCTTCCCGCACCGGAGACTTCTACGCGAGAAACAATCTTAACATCAATAGTACTCTTACTATCACTAGTATCTGTAGTAACACCAGTAATGATACCTTTTATAAATCCATTAAATGAACTGGTTGTACCAACACCCGCGAGAGTAATATTCTCTAAAGGTGTAGTAATACCCCAACCAACTTGAGCACCAATATTACTGAGATTATTAGTTGTGACACCCAGAGTCTGATCAGCAAAGTCATCAATGTAACAAATTTTTAATTCGTTTGCCCATGGACCAGGGTTCTTAGATGCAAATGTAAAGTTAGTAGCAGAATCCCAATTTGCTTCGTAATCATCGAAATTCTTAATCTTTACACTTGATGCAGTAGTAGCACCTACACCTGCATTGGAGCAATTTAGTGAAGTTCCATCGCACCTAACGATTTTAAGAACACCACCGTAAGAGAGGAATGAAGACCCACTCATCCAATATTCATACTGAGCATCAGTAGATATCGGTTTTCCGAATGTATTAATTAATGCCTGTTCTGTGGCGATATCCGTAACTTGATCTACCGGTCCGATCTCAAAAGGACCTGCAATAGCACCAATGTTGTCTAATACGTTATCAGCTCTCCCGACAGTTAAATCAACTTCCCGTGTTAATACTCCGGGAGATAATTGAGGAGTCGCCATGTTTTTTGTCTCCGAGTCTCAGTTTCTCTGGAAATATTTATTGTTTTGGATGTTTACATATACTCCCACATGTAAGATCTGTCCCCATATTCATCCGTATGCCATCTATCTCCTTCATCATCAACAAAACTAGTATCATCTAACCCATCCGACATAAATCCAAACGGTGCCATATCCTGTTCTATCTGATTTTTCTGTTCTTCATATAATCTCTTTCTTACATCCTGATCAGTAAGTTCTTTAAAGTAATCTTGTGCAACTAACCATGCATATATTACCAAACACATTGCAAGGTCATCATTACATCCTTCTTCTGCTTCAAATGAATTACTCTTTTGAATAAAGGTAGTTAATTCACTTAATATATCATAGTCACAAAATGTTAACTTATCAGCTTCAATTATAGTCTTTAAATTAAGAGCACCAACCTTCTTAACGGTCTTAGACATCTTAACTCCAAGTTGAGTTTTCTTACCAGAGAATCCTTGACCTACAACTTGTCCTGCACGTCCTCTCATAGATGCCATAAGAAGATTTACATATTCAAGATCGTAATTTAAAATAGATGCTACTTGATCTCCAACATCATTAACCTCACAGAGAATAAATGCTTTATTATACTTGGTTGCAATTTGATATATTATATTAGGAAATAACATTGGTTTAATTTCATTATTCCTATACTTTGCCACTACCTTATGTGGGAAAGTAGTTATATCAATCATTACAAATGCAGAATAATCTTTAACTACTCCACGCGCAACGTCTACTGTACAGATATAATCATGACCCTTTTCAGGTTCTTCATAAACATCTAATCCAGCACTTCTATTTTTAGGATTTTCATATACTAAAGTTCTTAATTTACTGGGTGCAATAAGAGTATCAACCGATCCTAAGAATTCGCATTCAAACTCAACCTTAAATTGTTGTTCTGAAGTGTTGGCAATTGTTTGCAACCTCCACTTCTCATCCCTTCCTGGAACTTCTGACCAATGAACATCTGTAGGGACATATTCATTCTTTTGTCTTTCTGCATCATGCCACATACGGTAGAAATGATTCATACCATGTGGCGTTGAAACTATTATGACTTTCGTTGATTTACCAGAAGTAATAGTAGGATAAACGGAACTAAAGAATGCGTCCGCAATATGGTTTGGAACGAACGCAAATTCATCGAGGAAGAGGATGTTAAACGACATACCTCGGACAGCACTTGCAGATGTAGAAGCTGCCAATATCTTACTGCCATTTTCTAACTCCAGTGATCCTCGGTTCCACGATAAAACTCCTTGTTGCATCCACTTAGGGACATTTTCGTATGCAGTCTGTAAACGACCAAGTAATTCCCTGGCAGTTGCTGCTTTGTTGGCAAGAATACCAATGTTTACACTATCATTAAAAAGGAGATAGTGCAACAAATAAGATATAACAGTTGTAGACTTACCTGTCTGACGAGGCATCTTACAAATATTAAATCTACTGTCATGGAAATTCTTAATTAATTTCTCTTGGAAATCATAAGGTTCAAAAGATTTTAATCCCTCATCAAGAGTAACAATCTTTACATGCTCTTTGGCAAAATAAACTGGATTATTTTTACATCTTACATATTCAATAATCTGCTCTTGATCAAATTCAACAAGAGTATTTGCTTTTTTTAGATTGGGATTGCCAAGATAAATTTCATGATCCATAATAATCTCCTACGTCATTTCATATTTACCAAATGATTGGTGTCCTGTTGGTAATTTTCCTAAATTCTTTTCATGATCTAATGTAAGGTTTAGCATTTTTTGTAGATTCTCTGCTTTCTTTTTCAATTCTTCAATTTCTTTCTTATCCTGCTCCTCCGATTTGGAGGAGGGGTTCTCCTGGGTCATGGTCCGATACTTGGTAGCCCCACAGCTTAGCACCTGGATAGACTTTCTGCAGCTGATCCTGTACTGACTTGCGGGATGGTTTGGAGACTTGGGGGAAAAACATTTGAATGTTATAACTACTTCCCCGCCAAGCCAAATAGACAGTTATTATATTTCCTGTTTTGGATGGAATACGAATGGATTCATCGATTGGATCCTCGTAATAGATATTTGATTGTGGAACCTTTAAAGGTTCTGGCTTAATAATGTCAATTACTTCCGCATAAAGATTGCCATCAGCATCCTCTATGGTAATACTTTCATCGCAGTATTTTGCAAAAGATTTCATTAAATTTAGATAACTTCACACTAATATTTAGGAAATTTAACGTGCTACCCTTAGTTCAATTGAATTATCGTCCATCTCCCATTCCTCTTCTACTTTGATACCCAACTCTTCTAATACACTATGTACAGCAATTCTTGCGTATTGTTGGGGAGATTCGTCATTAAATAACTCCTTCCCGTTTACCAATCCTTTTTTACTTATACTAAATTTAGTCATCATTCTCCACCACCATTGCCACCACCGCCGTTGCCGTTGCCACCGTTACCATTGCCAGAATGGCCATTGCCATTTCCGTTACCGTTATTGGACCCATTACCGTTTCCACTATGATTATACGAATGTCCTGATCTTAACCAACCTCCTGGACCTATGGACTTTCCTTTAGGAATTTTTTTACATTTCTTATCAGTGTGACACCAATATTCTCCCTCTGGACATCTCTTTGCTTCAGTTGCTTCTTCTATAAAAGAATTAAAGTTTTTCATAACCCTACAATAGTTAAAGGATCCGTTGTAAGTGTTGCTATTCCAGATGAAACCGGAGTTATATTTCTATTCTGAATATTAATCTGCGTGGCATCACCAACCTTTGTACCATCGCTTTTAATACCGATGGCACCATTACTATTAACTATGCTCAGAAGTCTAGGCATTAGCAGTCTCCAATACAGAAACAAGAATTTTCAAAGTAGTATTAGCACCAGCACTAGCAGTAACATAATCACTAGTTTCCAAAACTAATTTTCCATCCAAAGGAATATAGGCATCATTAACAGGAACATTTGCCTCCTTAATAATTTGAGTAGTTGTGCTACTTCTTACATGAGACATTGTAAGTGTTGTTGCTGATGAACCATAATTGGTTATATGAGCATACAAAATAATCCCAGTATACCCAGTGGGAGCCGTATATATTGTTGCACCACCTGTAGTAAGTGTAGCAGTATATGTTTTAAATCTATTAAGTGCTAATGCCATTTTAACTGAGTGCTAGGATAAAGGGTGTCATTTCATTAAATAAACTCTTCGAGAAGGATCTTCCACTAATTGTACCACTACTTTGATTAATCTGTAAATCATCACCTATTCTAAAGTTACCTGATTGGTCTGTGCTTGTGTAAAGAACCAATCCACCAGATTCTGTAAGAACTTCATTTGCTTGAATTGTAACTCCCCCACGTTTTGGAGTAGCTTCTGTAATATTATTACCAGCACCTACATATTCAAATGTATGAGAACTAGCAATGATTTTACTTGCTTGTGCAAAATAGGCAGTAGAACCAACACCAACAGCATTAAGTAAATTACTATCAAGAGTTAATGTAGTAATTCCAGATATTACTGGAGTTGAACTATTTATTTTATAATATATT